GGTATAACCCGATCCAAGACAGCTTTCAGCAGGGACGTACGATAGTCACGTGGTATGCTGAACGATCGCAAGCTGCGGTCCAACTCTTCGTAGGAGGCCTTCGAGGCTGCGTCCCTTTCGGGATCGCAGACGACGAAGACCTTTTTATGGAAGAGGCAAACCTGCCGAATGAAGAACACGGCGGTCTCGTTTATATCACTACGAACGAGCCCAGTCTGCGAGTCAAAGACAAGTGATGTCAACCCATGCAAGAAGCATGGTAAGACAGATCTCTTCCCAGGTTTCTTTCGAAACTTGGAATAGATCGTGTTCACGACCTTACCTTCCTCGAGTGACAACTCAAGCCACTCTGAAAAGTAAGGGAGGGTTATCCCTAAGAAAGATAGCCCCTCGTCTTTGTACCGAGATAAGATTGTTATCTTATCTCTGGTGGTGTCCGCACAGGTCTGTGCCTGTGCATCATCCAAGATGCACAGAAGGATGTCTAGACTTTTCATCGCTACCTCTGTAAAGGGGTTGTCGATTCTAGCCTAGCATGTCCTGCTAACCCATATGGAGTTAGACTTGTGTCACTGCTGCTCAAGGGTTATGATCGGTGCAACCATCTCTTCGAGACGGTGTGCGCCGGCCGATGCCATAGCAGCAACGACCGCAACGACGACAGCCCAGAACTTCAACTTGTTTCCCATGAGTCGTCACCCTCCGATGACAAGTCGGATGGTTACGACTCGAGAGACAAAAGTTTGTTGTAGTTCGCGGACTGAGAAGCCCACCCGCACACGCCGGTCAGAATGTCAGTCAGCTGAGTTGGAGTAAATCCAGCCTTCGGACGGTTCAGAACGACGTAAGCGGACGAGCTTACTGTATTCGTCAGGCCGGTCGATGGGTCCGTGTACGTAGTAAAGAAGTCAAGACGAACCTCAGAACGGAGCCGAGAACCACGCTGATGCGTGATCTTCAGCCCGTAGAGGCCGTCCGACGTCTGATACTCGGACATGTATCCATCGGTACGGATCCTGGCGAGACTCTTCGCTGCGCCACCAGACAGGGTATTCGTTTGCCCTGTATTGATGGTAGTCGGGTCGGCAAACATGGTAGTCCTTTCTTGTTATTGGCCTCGCTCGTTTCCTAACGGAGGCGTGTAAGACCAAGAGCACCTAGGATAGACCACTGATAAGCCGATAACGACTCGTCAGTGACCCCGAATCCGTAAGGATTCGCCGCCACCCTCCCCTTAAAAATATACCGTTTCTGCGAAGACGCGGTATATCGTTTATGAGGAGTCAATGCCGTAGGGACACTCCACGTACCCATGCGAAAATCACACGAGCCATCATACTTATAGATGATGTCTTCTTGACACATCACATAAGCATGAGAAGCTACGATATGATTGTTCGCACGGTTGGAGATATTCTCTATGACATCGCCAGCGTTCGTGAACCAGTCTATCAGCCATGACCACGGCATTGCTTGGTAAATCAATGCCGCGTTAAGCTGCAGGCCGAGAAGTTTACTCTCGAGGGTTGTCAAACCCAAGAAATTAGGCTTCTCGTTGAATTCGGCCTCAGGCACGTAGAAAGCATATACGGCTTCATACCATATACGCTTCCGCCAATACCTGGTGACGATCAATGGATCATTCGAACCCCCGGAACCCACAGCATATAACTCCTGCCTTACGACAGGGGCCAAGCTGCTAACCGACGGCGCATTAAACTTACCAATTAACTCAACCTTCGTTGAGTCATGGAGAGTCATGCGACGTCGCACCTTGGAGCGATTCCTTTTCTGCATGTAGGCTAGCTTCCTATCGAGATTTTCGCGGTAATTCAATACCGTCTGAAGATCTCGAAGAAAAGGAAGCCAACCAAACACTGCAGCTAAGTAGTCGCCGCCAGAGTGAAGGTTTCCGGATCTACTACTGCGAAGCAGGTCTCCGACCGTTTTACGGGACGGAGAACCGACAAAGTTCCCTGCTCGCTTAAAGAAATCCGCAGCATGTTTAATCATGCTAGGGAAATCTTTAAGTTCAGCAATAGATACACCCAAAGAAGCTATTGGGTGGTCTGGGACAGTTCGGTTCCAACCAATTGCACCGTACGCCGAAAACGACGACGCGGTGTGATTGGGCGGGACGTAAAGCGCCTCATACGGGATGAACTTCCCGTTATAGGAGCATTGCGTTACCGAGGTCTGCCTTGCGCTGGCCGATGCTGATGGGGTCCGCCTATATTGCGTTTTCGCAATAATCAGCGGTCCACCAGTACGGTAGGGTGGCCCTTTATGGGTTTCGTCAGAACAAGTATCGATACTGACAGCATTATCTTTGTGAGTCGTCGTGGTAAAGAGACCAACGGTCTCAACACCAAGTAGACCCACGCCGGTGATGTGCTTTCTCGTTCTTGTTCTGCTGTATGCCATATCAGACCTCCTATAGTGCGATAGCGAGCCGGGAAACCGGCT